ATATGTACAAGCTTTAAACAAGAGTTGTTAGTCGGCACACATAACTTTACAGCGTCTAGTGGTAATTCATTTAAACTTGCTTTATACACTAGCTCTGCAACATTAGGAGCAGGCACGACAGCTTTTGTCACAACAGGGCAAGCAAGTGGCACAAACTATACTTCTGGGGGTTCTGCTTTGACAAGCGTGACGCCTACCACATCAGGCACGACAGCTGTGTGTGACTTTGCAGATTTAACATTTAGTAATGCTACAGTGACAGCACGAGGATGTTTGATCTACAATGATACACAATCAGACAAAGCTGTAGCAGCTATTGATTTTGGTGGAGATAAAACCTCAACCGCAGGAGATTTTACTATTGTTTTTCCTAGCGCTACCGCGACTGGCGCAATTATTAGGTTAGCTTAGATGTCGCCTCATGCCACTATCAAAACTTAATTTTAAGCCTGGTATAAATAAAGAAGAGACCGACTACTCAAACGAAGGTGGTTGGGTAGACGGCGATAAAATTCGTTTTAGAAAAGGTCGAGTCGAAAAAATAGGCGGTTGGGAAAAACTATCTCCAGATACCTTAATAGGTTCTGCAAGAGCCTTACATTCATGGATTTCATTAGGTGGTAACAAATACTTAGGTATTGGTACAACTAATAAATATTATATTGAAGAGGGTGGTGCATACAACGATATAACGCCAATCAGAAAAACCACTACTAACTCAGCAACATTTGCAGCTACTAATGGATCTTCAACCTTAACCGTTACCGACAGCGCTCACGGTGCTGTTAATGGTGATTTTGTTACCTTCTCTAGCGCTGTAAGCTTGGGCGGCAATGTAACAGCAACTGTGCTCAATCAAGAATATCAAATCACGTTAGTTACAGGCACAAACACTTATGAAATAACTGCAAAAGACACAAGCGGAGCTACCGTTACTGCAAATGCTAGTGATTCTGGTAACGGTGGTTCTAGCACTGATGCGATATATTTATTAAATTCTGGCTTAGATGTATTCGTGCCTTCTACTGGTTGGGGTGTTGGTGCTTGGGGTGCTGGTGCGTGGGGTTCTGCAACAACTTTATCCGACATAAACAATTTACGATTATGGACGCATGATAATTATGGAGAAGATTTAATTATCAACCCCAGATCTGGTGGCATATTTAGGTGGGTTGAGAACAATGGACTAAGCACAAGAGCTGTGAATTTAGCGACTACAAGCGGAGCTAACTTAGTACCAACTAAGGCATTGCAAGTAATCACCTCTGAAACAGATAGGCACTTGATTGTTTTAGGAGCAGATCCTATTAGCAGTGGCTCAAGATCGGGCGTGTTAGATCCTATGTTGATTGCATTTAGCGATCAAGAAAACCCATTAGAGTTTGAGCCTTTGGCTACAAACACTGCTGGATCGCTTAGATTATCTTCTGGTTCTGCAATAGTTGGCGGTATAAAAGCAAGACAAGAAGTGTTGATTTGGACTGATACCTCACTATATTCAATGAATTTTATTGGACCGCCTCTCACCTTTGCGATCAACCTTATAAACGAAGGCGCAGGCTTAATAGGACCTAAAGCTGCGACGAACTCACCGCGAGGTGTTTACTACATGTCAAAAAAAGGTTTTTATTATTACAACGGCTCAGTGCAAAAATTACCATGTAGCGTGCAAGATTATGTGTTTTCAGACCTCGATGAAACTCAAGCCTTTAAATGTTTTGCTGGATTAAATGAAGAGTTTTCTGAAATTTGGTTTTTTTACCCATCAGTGACTGACAACGAAACGGAGATTTCTAGATACGCAATTTACAATTACGAAGAGGGCTCTTGGAGTATCGGCACATTAGAACGTTATAGTTGGTTGGCAGCAGGCGTCTTAGATAAACCGCTAGCAGCTGGTGAAGAAAGTTCAACTAAGCGCATTTACGAGCACGAGAAAGGTTTTAACGATGATGAAAGCGCCATGGATGGTGTGTTTGTAGAATCAGCTGACATAGACATAGCAGATGGCGATAGGTTTGTGTTTCTTAAACGCATTTTGCCAGATATTTTGTTTGTTAATGAATCAGGCACTAGCCAAGATCCAGCAATAAACGTGGTTGTCAAAAGGCGTGATTTTAATAATTTGACTTTGGCGACGGACTCAACTACACAGATAACAGCGAATTCTACTTTTGGTAATTTGCGCACACGAGCTAGACAATTTGTGCTCAGGTTTGAGTCCGATGATGACAATACCGATGCTGACAAGAAAAATTACAAGTGGAGGCTTGGTAGCACTAGAGTTGAGATACAGCCATCAGGGCGTAGATAATGAGCAAACTTCTGCCAACACAGTTGCCACAAGCTAGCGGTGAGACAGTTTCAGCTGATACTTTCAACAGATTAATTAGAATATTGGAAATAAACCTTGGATCTGTCGATCCAGACAGCATAAAGTCGTTTAACTCCACAGACCTTAGTGAGTTGCAATTTGCCACCGGTGCTATTATATTTAACTCAACGACAGAGGTTCA